GTGAACTATTCCCTTGAAGGTGTGCCGTATCGTGGTGCAGCGTCAATCAACTAGTGTTTAGGTTATGGCAATTAGAAAAGGTCAACAAGGTAAATACAAATCTTGTGATTTATGCAATTCCCTGTTTTTGATTAAACAGTACTCGCAAAGATTTTGTTCTGAAAAATGTGGTTACACGTTCCAAAACAAGAAACAAAAACAATTAAGGGACTCACGAAAAAGACTTATTGATTCTTGTTTGAGATGTGAATCAAGTCTGGTGAACAAAAAAAGAAACGCTATCTACTGTTCAAAAACCTGCAAATCAATGGATCACACGGCTAAGCACAGAGCCAAGTCAAGAACTTTATCTACAGCCAGAAGAGTCCAGATTTACCAACGTGACCACAAAAAATGTTATATCTGTGATATTCCACTTTTAATAAATCAGATTGAACTAGATCACATAATCCCCGTAGTTCTCGGAGGGTCATCCGATCCATCGAATATCGCCTGTTCATGCAGAAGTTGCAACCGTTCAAAAGGAACTAAAGTAGGATTGAAACAAATCGCTAAGTTACTGGAGCTTCGTCAATGATCACAAACGGGTATGCCACACGCAACCAGGTTAAGGCAGCTCTCCGCATTGGAACGGCTGACACCCTTGATGACGACTTGATTGACAACTGTGTTGGCGCAGCGTCACGTCTCATTGATGGTTATTGCAATCGTAAGTTCTGGCAGAGTGGTACGGCATCCCGTGTGTATCAGGCTGAGGATTCGTTCTACTGTTCCATTGATGACATCGCTGGAACAGCAATCACACTCAAAACATCTTCACAGGCTGACGGAACTTTTGACGTGACATGGAAAGTATCTGACTACCAGCTTGAACCATTGAACGGAAACCTTGACGGGTTGACGTGGAGTTACGACAAGATTCGTGCTGTAGGTGATTATCTTTTCCCGACTGTCAATGCGAACTATGGTGAGCAGGCTTTGGTTCAGGTGACTGCTGTCTTCGGTTGGCCTGAAGTGCCGGAGCCTGTAACACAGGCAACGATCATTCAGGCTTCACGCATCTTCAAACGCTACGACTCGCCTCTTGGTGTGGCTGGGTTTGGTGATCTGGGTGCTATCCGTGTGTCTCGATACCTTGACCCTGATATGGCTCAGTTGGTTGAACCGTATCGTCGTATGCGGATATTTGCATGAGCTATTCAGTCACAGAGATTAAGACTGGTATCGCTAACGCTTTAGCCACGATCCCAGGTTTGAGGGCTTACGCCCAGCAACCGGACAATCTCAACGCTCCGTTCGCTTGGCCTATGTTGGATTCAATTACTTACAACGGGGCGATGCGTGGTGGGTTGGTGACTCATATCTTCGTTGTGTCTGTGGTTGTGGGTAGGTCTGCGGAGCGCACAGCTCAGACTGCTTTGGATGGGTATCTGTCTTATGAGGGTGCGACTTCGGTTCGTGCAGCGTTGGAATCGGATCGTTCGTTGGGTGGGGTGGTGCAGAACTTGCTGGTTGAGTCTGCCTCAAATATCTCCACGATGGATGGCAACGATGCGACCTATCTGATGGTTGACTTCCGTGTGGTGGTGTACGCTTAGTTGATGCGCAATCCTGCGAGCGTGTAGAGTTTCAGTAGTAAATCTTCGAGTGCCGGAAGGCAGGAGTCACAAATATGGCAAAGCAAGTTCTTACAAACGTGGCGGTTACCTTCGGTACGGCAAACACCGATATCACCAGTTACGTAGCATCAGTAACATTAAACCTGTCAAAAGCGGAAGTAGCTACAACTTCGTTCGGCTCGTCTGGTGCGGTTACCCGCATCGCAGGTCTCGCAGACAACTCAATCACACTTGAGTTGCATCAGGATTACCCAACGATTGAGAAGTTGTTCTACGACGCTTGGAACGCTGGTACTGCTGTACCTGTGACAGTTAAGCCAAACGGAACTGGTGCTGCTTCTTCAAGCAATCCACAGTACGCATTCAACGTACTTCCTTTGACTTGGACTCCTGTTGCTGGTGCTGTTGGCGATCTTGCTACCGCATCGGTCACCTATCCAATCGATGGTGCTGTAACTAAGACCGGTACTGGCGCATAACTTTTCTTTAACAACCCTTACCTGCGGAGGTAGAAAATGAAGATAGCTCTAGAGATGACTTCTGCTTTGGATCAGTCCAAGCGAATTATTATGGCAACATTCCCTGACTTTATTGCGTTTGAAAAGAAGTTCAATAAGAGTGTTGCGAAGTTTGAAGCTGAATTGACTTTGACTGATCTTGCGTTTATCGCATGGCATTCGGAGCATCGTCAAAAGAAAACAGGTTTGGATTTTGATTCGTGGATTAACGAGGTTGAGACATTGGAGTTGGGCAACCAGGCTGATGCCGTGATCGTCCCTTTGGAGATCAGTCAGCCCATTGGATGATGGCTTACCTGTCTGTTGAGACAGGTATCGCACCATCGGTGTTGCTGGCAGAAGACCCTCGAATGTTGTTCACGATGTTTGCTTATTTGCGTTGGAGAGCAATTCATCTAAACAGGTAGTCTTGCTGTATGGCGGTTTTTGGTAGAGCAGGTCAAGTTAGCATTACTGGCGGTAATGATGCGATTCAGATACAAGGTATCTACGAGTTTTTGCGTGATGCTTCAAAGGCTGATAAACGATTTGATATTGAGATGCGTAAGGCTGCGCAAACTGTGGCACAGAACCTTGTGGATAAAGCCAAGGTTGAGGCTGGGACTGTAACTCGTAATCGTCAGGCTACTGAGGTGATGAAGGGTATGCGGGCTAGGCGTGACCGTATCCCTACTATCAAGTTGGATGACAAGTCAGGTTTTGTTTCGGCATCTAACCCGAACCGGAAGCGTAAGCGTAACGTCACTAGGGGTGACGTGTTCTTTGGTGCTGAGTTTGGTGGTCAGGCTCGACCTAGAACAAAACAGTTCTTGCGTCATCGTGGGCGTTCGGCATATTTTTTCTGGCCTACTGTGCGCAAAGAGAAAGAGAATATCGCTAGGGAATATCTGGACTCTATTCAGCGAGTACTGAATACTTTGAAAGATGGTGCTTGACTTCGGCTGAGTTTCCTGTACCCTTCTAGGAGGAGGGGTTATGGCTGTTCTGTTCAAGAATGTGAAGTCGATTTATCCGAAGCCGTTGGCTTCGTCTTGGGAGCAGTTGAAAGAGCTGTTGTCGTTGCATGAGGAGAACGCTGTTAAGGCTGCGGGTGCGTTGTGGTCTCCGGTTGAGTATGACGCTGGTACTACCAGAGGTAACCGTAATGTCAGGTTTGTTGAGGCGTTGGTTGTGGACATGGACGGTGAAGCGTTTGACCATGCACGTCTTGACGGTTTGGAATGGTTTGCTTACTCCACCTATTCGCATCGTCTAGACGACCCTCACTATCACCTTGTTTTGCCGTTAGCGGAGAAGGTGCCTGCGTCGTTATGGCGTGTGGTCTGGCAAGAGTTGCATGACCGTATCGGGCTGGTTGGTGACCCTCAGACTAAAGACCCTGCACGTATTTTCTATCTGCCTCAACACGCACCAGATCAGCCGTTTGAGTTCCATGAGGGTCATGGCGAGTTGCTTGATTCATCCTTTAAGTTGGATGTTGAACCTGTTGTCAACCCTGTGTCACCACGCTCGAAGCAGGTGCGTCAACCTCGTCAGCGTCGTGCTGGTTCAGAGATATTGGATGAGACTTGGTGGAATGCGCCTGTAGATATTTCTCGTTGGGATGGTCTCACAGGTAAGGCTTTGTATTCTGCGATGCTTGATGAGTTTGTTGCTTTGCGGAATGGGTTGTCTGTTATTGAGTAGAATCGTCGCATGGCTGGTGAGCGCACGTTCGTTGTTAAGTTTATTTCTGATACCGCTGCAGCCAAAGCAGGGCTGAAACTTCTATCCGGTGACATCAAGGGTTTCGGGAATCAGGTTTCTAAGACCTCACCTTTGTTTGGTGCTTTGGCGGTTGGGGCTACGGCAGCATTCGGTGCTATCGCTGTTGGATTAACTAAATCGGTTAAGGCTGCGATGGAAGACCAAGCATCGCAGGCAGAGTTACAGCGTCAGCTGGAGAAAACCTTTGGAGCCAATGAGGCGTTGACTGCTTCGGCTGAACGATACATATCGGTCACACAACTTCGCACCGGAACCTCCGACGTGGAACTTCGAAGCTCGCTTGGCACGTTGGTTCGAGCAACAGGTGACCTTACTCAATCTCAAGACCTGCTTAATACCGCTCAAGATATTTCTGCTGCCACAGGTAAAGACCTTGCGTCTGTTTCGTTGGCATTGGCTAAGGCGAGCCAGGGACAGTTCACAGCACTATCAAGACTTGGCATCCCGCTCGATGAGAACATTAAGAAGTCAAAGGACTTTGAAAAGGTTGTTGGTTTGTTGAATGACCAATTCGGCGGTGCTGCGGAAACAGCTGCGAATACGTTCGGTGGACAGTTAAAGATTTTGCAAGGTCAGTTTGGGGAAATATTAGAAACAGTAGGCGCAGCGTTATTGCCATATCTTCAAAGGTTCTCTGAATACTTGGTCAACAATGTTGCCCCAGCCATTCAACGTGTCACCACAGTCATCGGTGAAAAAGGATTGCTCGCAGGTTTCCAGCAACTCCTATTCGAATCAGGTAGTGCTGGTAAGGCCATCGTCTCAACACTCAAGTTCATAGCAGTAGGTTTCGCCCTCGCTACAAACGCAATCGCCCCGTTCATCTATCTGTCAAGAGCTGCATACAGAGCTGCAACTCTTGACTTCAAGGGTGCATGGGAAGACATGAAGTCTTCGGTCAAAGAGCAAATCCCAATCGTTCCTTTGATGAACTCCTTTGACAAGTTGGGAACATCTGTAAACCATTACAAATTAAATATCCGTGATGCGATAAATCAGCAAACTGGCTTCAAGGGTTCAATAACAGAATTGGCTGGTGATGACAAGAGTGGTTTGAAGGGGGCAACGAAAGCAATCGTTACGGCTGAGCAAAAATTGAAGGCGTATGGGGATTCAATAAAGAAGTCAACTTCGTTGCAACTTAGGTTCAATGATGCCCAGAAATCTGAGAAAAAGTCGCTTGCATCTTTAACTGATGCAAATACGAACTTGGCTGATGCTAAGGCTAAGTTGGCTCAGATTGAACGTGGCTATGGTGCTGGTTCACCTGAGGCGTTGGCTGCGCAGGCTGAGTTGGCTAAGGCACAACGTGCGCAGGAGCGGGCTGTTTATGGGGTTGAGGAGGCTGTATTCTCGGTTGCTGATGCTGAGAAGAATCTTGCTGAGGTTCGTAAAGACCCTGAGTCTTCTCCAATAGATATTCGTCGTGCTGAAATCAATTTGGCTGAGGCGAAGTTGTCTGTTTCGGATGCTACTGATTCTCAGGCTGAGTCAACTAAGGAGTTGAATGACCAGCAACGGTTGCTCAATGAGGCTATTCATGGTGCGACTGTTGGTTCGATTCTTTATGACCAGGCGTTGCGTGATGTTGAGGATGCGACTCGTCAACAGGTTTCAGCGTATGAGGCTTGGGAGGAGGCGGTAACTAATACGAAGAACGCTCAGGATGAGTTCAATGCTTCGTTGCAGGCGACAGCTGATTTGATTAAGAAGTATCCGAAGGTTCTAGGTGGGATGCCTAATCCGATGGCGAACCTTGTTCCGGATAGCACCTTGGCTAATAATGCTAGTGATTTGGTATCTGGTATTGATCGTCAAATGAACATTATTGTTAATGCTGGGTTGGGTGCTAGTGGTATTGAGGTGGGTCAGGAAATTGAGCAGTATTTGCGTGAATACCTGAACTTCACCGGTGGACAATTCTCGTTTGGTTCTATTGGTTCAATCTTCTAATGGCTAAACAAGCGGTGTGGGGGGAAACCCTTAAGGTTAATTTGGATGTCGGGTTTAAGACGAACATCTTCAAATTGGATTCCAGTCTTCTTGACGGTGAGGACACCCTTGAGGGTTCAACAGAGTTTGTAGATATTACTGAGTATGTTCAGAGCATCACTATCAATCGTGGGCGCACGAATCAGGTAGACACATTCAATACCGGAACGCTTGCGATCCTTGCTGATGACCGTGCATCTGGTAGGTCGTTTGACCCGTTGAATACTGCTTCGCCTTGGTACGAGGGCGATTTGGGTATTGCTCCACGTCGAGCGGTTGAGGTTTATGGTGGTTCGGCTGGAACGGCTGCGATGTTCAAGGGTTACATCTACGACTTGAACATTGAATATGATGAGCCACAGTTATCATCAGCACAGATTCTCGCTGTTGATGCTTTGGCACAGTTAGCCCAGACGAACCTTGTCGGGTTCAATCCATCACAGCAGCTCACGTCTGAGCGGGTTGACGCAATCTTGTCTAGGAATGAGGTGTCTTGGTCGACTGCGTTGCGTGAGATTAACCCTGGTTTGGCAACGGTTGGGACGGTTGCGTATGAGGATAATGCGAACGTGTTGGAGGCTTTGCAGGCTTTGCAGGTTTCGGAGAATGGTCGGTTCTATGCGTCTCGTGATGGGATGTTGGTGTTTGATCCTCGTGTGCAGGTTTCGTTTGGGACGGCTGTGGCGGTGTTGGGTGGGACTGCGGTGACGGATGTTCCAATTCGTTCGTTGAATAATCTTTATGGTGCTGAGACTGTGTTGAATCGTATTTCGGTTCAGGTGCAGGGTTCGAGTGTCTTGAGTGTTGTGAATGGTACGGCATCACAGGCTGAGTATGGGATTAAGAACTTTGCTCTAAACAATTTGCCGTTGGTCAATGACGCTGCTGGTTCTGCTTTGGCTGTGGCTTTGCTGGGCAGGTACCAGACACCGGAGGTGGTGTTCAATGAGACAAGTGTGTTGATGAACGGGTTGTCTTCTGCTCAGCAAGAGTTGATGGCCTCGTTGGAGATTGGCGATATTTTGGCGGTGGAGAAACGGTTCGCTGTTGGTACTCCTTCGGTGGTTCGACAGAACGTGGTGGTTGAGTCCATTCGTCATCAGATCGCCCCATCCCGTCATGAGGTGTTTTTAGGGTTAGGTCAGGTGCAGTTGGTGTTGCCGTTTATACTTGACACCAGCGAACTTGATGACAGTACTTATGCGGTAACATAGGAGACACTATGGCAGTCAGACCAACATTTTCACCTGGGGATGTTCTCACCAGTAACAACATGAACATTCTTGCTAATGCACTTATCACCATCAACGCTCAAACCGGTACGGCCTACACACCTGGCACAGCTCAGGTAGGTCAGTTGACGACGTTGAATAATGTGGCAGCGCAAACGATAACTATCCCTGCGAACTCATCTGTGGCGTTTGCTATCGGTGACCAGCTGAACTTCATGAACTTGTCTACTGGTACTGCAACTTTTGCTCCAGCTGGTACAGCAGTCATTCGTTCTGCTGGAAGCAAACTGAAACTTGCTGATCAATATGCTGTCTGTACTGTTCTCAAGATCGATACCGATGCTTGGGTCATGGTCGGCAACGTAAAGGCCTAGTCATGCAAATTCTCGCGGGAGTAGATGGTGGTGTTGCTCCACCGACAACAGTCCAATATGTTGTTGTCGGTGGAGGCGGTGGTGGTGGAGGCCCATACCCTGCTGGTTATTGGGCTGGCGGTGGTGGTGCTAGTGGTGCTTTGCGAACTAATTCGTCTTTTGCTGTTGCATCAGGTGTCGCCCTTACTGTAACTGTCGGTGGCTTTGGTGGTGGCGGTGGCAATAATTCAAGTGGTGGCGGTGGAAGTTCATCTGTGTTTAGTTCTGTGACAGCTAGCGGCGGTGGAGGTGGTGAAACCGTTTTTGGTCGTGCTGGTTTTGGTGGCAGTAACGGAGATTTCTCAGGTGGAACCAACGGTGGCACGAACAACTCAGGAGGTGGTGGTGCAGGTGCAGGTGGAAACGGTTCAAACGGTAGCGGAAGCGTTGGTGCAGCAGGTGGTGCTGGCGTAGCGAACGGAGTTGCATCAACAACTGGTGCAACAACAACATACGCTCCTGGTGGTGGCGGTGGTGGTTTTAGCGGTTCTGGTGGAATGGGAAGCACTCGTGGTGCTGGTGGTGCTGGAGCAAGTGGTGGTGCTGCTGGTTCAAATGGAATAGCAGGAATTGTTGCAATAAAATATGCAGACAGTTTTGCACCTGCAACAGCAACAACTGGAAGTCCAACTATTACTGTTGCTAACGGCTTCAGGGTTTATGAATGGACATCAAGTGGAAGCATCACGTTCTAATGGCTTATTTTGTTGAGTTAGATCAGAACAATGTTGTTCTACGCACAATAGTCGTACATGAAGAGGACGCATCAAATGGTGAATTTTTTTGTCATAACTTGTTTGGTGGTATATGGTTAGAAACTTTTGTGGACGGATCGCAAAGAAAACAATATGCTAGTCCGAATTATTTTTACGATGCGGTTGCTGATGTTTTCATTTCACCTAAGCCGTTTGAGTCTTGGTCGCTTGATGAGAACTATGATTGGCAAGCACCGATTGATTACCCTGCGGATGGGAAAGATTATCTGTGGGACGAAGCAAATCAGGCTTGGGTCGAGTTTCCCGCTATCTAGTTTTCTTCCCAGCGTTCTTCGGTTTCCTAGTCACATCATCATCGGCTGAGGCTGACACGTTTGGGGTTTGGGAGTTCTCTAAGTCTTGCCTCGCTGAACAGGGTGGGACGGTTGAGCCGGTTGAGGGTGGGTTCAAACTCACGGGTGCTGATGGTGGGACGTGTGCTGGGAAGTCTCATTATGTTCGGATGCAGGCCATCATCCCAGAGGAGACAAACGAACTCGGTTTCCAATGGGCGTATCAAACCAATGATGGGTCTTGGTATGACCCTCCACAAATCATTCTCAACGGGGTCATCACCAAGCTGACGAATGAGAACAATGCCACCGGATCAGAACTGATTCAGGTTCAGGCTGGCGACATCTTCGCATTCCAGCAGTACTCGACTGACTCATGCTGCCAACCAGGCAACCTCACGATTACAGGGCTGACATTAGGCTTGGGTGAATGGGTATCTACAATCTCATCCACAACAATTACGACGACCTCTACTTCTACTGTCCCGTCAACGACTGTCCCTGTCACCAACCCGACTACTACGACAGTTCAAGAAACAACTTCTACGACTTCGAGTCTTCCTCAAACGTCCGTCCCAACAACCACAACGGCACCACCACAAACAACAACAACGCTCCAACAAAGTATTTCAACGGTTACCTCAACTAGCTCGACGACGACAAGTACTTCAACGACTGTAGCCCCAACAACAACCACGACAGTTTATGTTCCAACGGTAACAACCACGACGACGACGGTTTATGTGCCACCGGCAACAACCTCTACTGTTCTCGAAACAACGACAACCACCACAACGGAGCCAGAACCAGTCCCCACCACAACGCTCCCGCCTCCGTTACAAACAACCAGCACAACTTCAACAAATCCACCAACAACGACATCAACCGTCCCTCCTGTGACCACATCTGAACCTGATGTGACCACAACGCTACAAGCCCCCACAGACGAGCCAAAACCGCTCACCCAAACAGAACTGCTAGACACCCTAGAAGCCCTCTCAGAAGCGTCCTCAGAGGCCATAGAAGCCATCGTGGATGAAGTCCTCACCAAAGACCTAGACACCAGCCAAGCCACCCTCCTCATCACCAGCCCAGCCGTACTCAACCACATCACCCCCGCCCAAGCCGAACAGCTCTTCACCCAAATCACCCCAACCGAACTCAGCCCAGACGAAGCGGAAGCGGTAGTTGCTGCCGTACAGGAAGCACCTCAAGAAGTGCGTGAAGCATTCGAATCAACACTCAACATCTTCCAAGGTTTCGCAGACAACTATGTTCCACTCAACTCGACTGTGCCAGTTGGTACTCGTCGTGCGCTGATTGCTGTTGGTGCTGTATTCTTGACAGTAGCCCCTGCACCAGCAAGAAGGATTCGGTGATGAAGTTTTGGGGTGAGTTCCATGCGTTGATATGGACAATCGCAGCATCAGTCACCACAATCCTTACCTTGTCTGGCACGTTGCAACGGATCGTGATCTGGCTAACCATCGCAGCTCTCGTTCTACATTTCATCGGCGCATATACCAATAAGGACAACAACTAATGGAAACTCTCAAGACTCTCATCCTTCGTATCGTTGCAGTATTCGGTTCATCAGCTTTGGCTGCTGTTGCCGGTGGTGCAGTCCTTGACGTGCAACTTTGGAAGGCAGCAGCAATCGCAGGTATCGTGGCAGCAGCCAAGGTAACTGAATCTTTGCTTCGTGCATGGTCATCTGATGGTGTTCTCACTAAAGAGGAAATCGCTGAAGCGTTCGGCAAGGCTAAGTAATGGCATCAGCTAAGAAGCAGGGTGACCTGCCGATTATCCCTGTTGTGCTGTGTTCATGTTTGAAGAAGGCTGTGCCAGGCAAACTGCCACCTAAGTTGCTTCGAGCTATCGAGGGTAAAGGCAAACTTCATCATTGCGCTGCGGATGCGTATGAGGCTATGGATGCTGCTGCGAACGCTGAAGGAATTGACCTGTCTCCCAGTAGCCAAGCCGACACATACCGCAGTCTTGAGACCCAGGAGTACGGCTTCTATCAACGCTATACAACCAATGTGATCGCTGGTCAAAAGCCGAAGGTGTACAAAGGTCAAGCTTGGTATCTCAAGAAGGGCATGGCTCCCTTGGCGACACCTGGCTTATCGAAGCATAACCTCGGCATCGCCATTGATATTGCGAACGCCAACGGGAAACGGCTTGAGTGGTTGAAGAAGAATGCTGTGTCGTTTGGGTTTTCGTGGGAGGTTGTCCCTCAGGAACCTTGGCATCTTCGTTATGTTGCTGGCGATAATAAGCCGGAGCGTGTGAAGGCTTGGTTGGCATCAAAGGTTCAGGCTTGATGTGGATTGGGGTGTCGTCATTGCAGCTCTCGTTACAGCAGTTGGCGGTATTGTCACTACGCTTCTGCTGAAGGTGCGTAAAGAGAACACGAACGACCATGCAAACGTCATGGAAATCCTGCGGTCAGTCGGTGGAAATGTAGAGCGAA